CTTGTTTGTTTCCGTCCACGAAATTGACTGCATCAAGATAGTGCATATAGACCAATCTACGTCTAACTACGCCACCTAAACACTGCTCAAAGCGGTTACAAAGTGCGGTAATAAATCCACCAACATTTCCAAGTGTTAGTGTTGGTCGGTTACTTGGTCCGCTGCCTGACATTTCAAATCCATCAGCTTTAACAGCAAATGGCTCATAAGTCTTGCCTTGCCATACGATAGGTTGTGATTTCTCGTTAGTGCCAGCATAAAAGCGGTATAATTCACCACTAATTCCATCGCTATCTCGCAGCGGTCTCAAATCAACCTCAAATAGCTCAATCAGCGCATTTTGCTCTAGCTTGGCTAGGTCTAACTTGAATTTGTTGCTAATTAGTTGTGGCATATTTGCTCCAATAAAAAACCGCACCTAAAAAGATGCGGTTGTCTTATATGATTACTTATTATTGGTAGATAGATGTATCAAGCTGCTTAAACTTACCATCTTTGAACTTATTAACATCTTCAATTATGCGTTTAACATTTTTAACATCAAAAGTTACGCTTTGAATTAAGCATGGTGCGTTTTCTGGCGAGGTAAAGCATACATCTAACAAATTAGAATATTTATTGCCAGAATGAAAGGTGTAAACAGAATAACCATTAACCGTTTTCACTCTTGCTATCTCTTTTGTAAACTGGTCGCCTCTACTTTTAGCTTTGTCGTTCCAATCTATGAATTTATTTAATGCGGCTAAATGCTCATTCACAGAGCCGCTTGCTATCGTATAATTGGCTTTTTCTCGATTTCCAAACTTGTCACTCTTATATGTTTCGACTTGATAAACTAAAGCTTGTGAGCCATCTGAGAAATCCAATAACATAGCAGTGGTTAGCATCGGGAGATAATCAGATGCAACAGAATTATAAACAGTCCCCTCAACAGGTGAGTTTAGCTTTGTTATCTTGTCGGCTGTTTGGCAGGCTGTTAAAACAAATCCGCAGAAAAGAAGAGTAATTATTTTTCTCATAATTGATTCCTTATTAACAATTTAAAAAAGATAAAGTGAAATTCTAATTCACTCTATCTTTTAATTTTGTGACAAGGCTCACAAATTAATTAAAAACTTGCTTAAATTGTAGAGAATATTCAATATAAGGACCGTTATCAACTTTAGACCATTCCGAGCAGAGAATTAATATTCTCTCTGCTTTGCCAGGAGGAATCCACTCAAATGATTTATATCCACCATGCCGCGCAAGGAATGAATCAAGAGATTTAATCATCTCTCTTTCCCTGACTTTGTGATAGCGAATTGTGGCGGTAGTTGATAATGGTAAAGAGTTAAGCGCTCTTGGTCTGCGTTGCTGATAACCGTCACCAAATTCAATAATATCTACTTCTGGCTTATAGTCTAACTGCATTCCCCACTGAACTTTGAAATTAAATAACTCTTTCATTTGTTTACCTCAACATTCCACCACTTCTAGATTCAGTTCTAAGCACATCATAAACTTGCGCTCTGGTTAATCTAGCAATCTTCTCAGCTAATTCCGGATCACTATCACCATCGCCAAAGTTATTTGTCTGGTTAATGACAACCGTCTTATTGCTTGAACTACCTAATGCTTTATTTAAGTTTGAGTTACTTGTAATCTGTCCGCTTGCTCCAGGTGTAAACAACTCGGGACCTTTCTCACCGACAAGATACGTTCTACCACCACCAACATAACCACCGCTAGCGCGAGCGCCTGAGATGGTAACGCTTTTAAGTTGGTTAAGCACTGCCGCGCCTTGACTTGCAACCGCTGCCATATTGGCAAATTTCTGTGCCGGTGTAATCGCTGTCGGGTCGTTCATCGCTTTCATTACTGCCGCGTGTAAGTTGATCAGAGATTCGGCAATCTGGAATGATTTAGATATTGCGAAAAGCGTTCTATACGCAGCGGATTGCTTACCTCCTGCCGATTCAGCTAAACCAGCTAATCCATCAAATAATGATGCAGCGATATTTAGCTGTGTCGTCATCGCTTGTCTGTCTAAATCCTCTTTACGCTTCCGATACTGATCTTCTATTAACGCTTTAGCCTCTTCAAACTGCTGAACGTTGATCAACTGTTGCTCGTACAGTTCTTGAGCTTTAACAAGTTGATCTTCTCTTGTTATTTCATTCTGAACATACGGGTCATTCCCAGAGCCTCGAATATCATTAAAGAATGACCGCACTTTATTAGCTCTGTCATTATCTTCTTTAATCTCTTTCGCTTTCTGTTTCTCTAAAGCCTGATCGTATGCTTGGGCCTCTAGCGCTAGGTAATGTTTTCTTAACTCAAGCGCGCTGCTAAAATTACGATCTTTAGCATCTTTCTCAGAAATAGCCATTCCATTAATCTTGGCTATACGTTGTTGATGCTGTAATTCCAATTTCTGCATCTCGTTGGCATACTGCATATCTAGAGATGCTACATCGTTTGTCTTGTTACGAGAACCGCGACTTGACTTAATCGCGGCTTTCTTGCTTTCGCCTTTGCTTACCGTGGCAACTTGCTCATCGTAGTTTTGTTTAAGCTTATTAAGCTCAGCTTCTCTTAACTGCTCTATTGTTTTAAAGCCGCGTTTTTCAATCTCTTCTTTACTCAATTCAAGATTGTTTATGGCTTTCTGATCTATTTCGAGTTGTTCAGTTAGCTTTTGTTTTCGAGATTTTAGTTTATCTTCAATCTTTTCAAGTTGAGCCTTGCCAGCCTTCTCTTTTTCTTCTTGCTCGGCTTTCTTGCGTTTTGATTCGGCAGCATCTGCCTCTGCTTTTTGTTTATCCTGCTCTTCTTTTAGTTTTGCTCGAGCCTTGTCTAAGTTAGCTTGTTGTTGATCCATTTGCTCACGCATTGCGGCCAACACTTCATCACTACCATCAAAGGCGCCAGATTCAAACTGTTGTTCTAAGGATTTTTTAGATTTCTCTAAAATTGAAATTTCATTTTCAAGATTTTTTACATGGGTCGCAGTATCTACACCTTTCATTGCCTTAGTCAGCTTAATGAAAGCACCTGAAAGACTATCTACCACACCTTTAAAGACTTTTGTGATGCCTGTCGTTTCTGCAAACTGCTCTTTTAATTCATCAGTTGCCTGCCCCAATGTGTCAAGCGAGCCGGATAATGTATCTTTCGCAGAACCCTCACCAGTACCGCCAACGCGTTCTTGTAACGCTTTAAATATAATTTCCTGTGCTTTAGCCTTATCACCAGTTTCAACAAAGGAATTGATTAAATTTTGTTGTTCCGATGTAAGCTCAATACCCTTTCTTTTAAGAATAGATATTGCCTCAGCTGGATTTTCTAAAGCTCGCCCAAGATTTCTAGCCTCGCTCGAAATATCAGTGCCAAACGTTTCGGCTAAATCTTGAGATAGTTTAATTGCCTCTTTAAATGATTCGCCAGTAACGCTTTTAAATGTCATCATTACCGACATAGCTTGTCGCACACCATCGGTACTAGCAAGCGTATTCATCGCAACGGAGCGAGCGAAATTATCTAGCTCTGAAGATGAAAAGCCAACAGCCGCCCCAGTTGCTCTTAATTGAGCCTCTGTTCTTGCCATGTAGCGTTCTGTCTCTTCAAAAATCTTTATGCCATCGCCTAAAGAGCCAACAAAAGAAACAACCGCACCGGTTGCAGCAAGCGCAGCTGTTGCTAATCCACCAATCGCAATTTTAGTGAGATTAATGCCACCAGTGGTTTTCCCAAACCCATCTAGAGATTTGCGCGCCTTATTAATTTCTTCGGTAAATTTGGCTGTCTCTGCCTCGAGTTTGATTTTTAAATTGCTAATCTGATCCAATTCTCAATACTCCTGAATTTGCAGCAGATGCCTCCATCATTTCCTCGTCCGTCATTTCTCTTGCCGGTTCGTCAGAATTGAAGATGGAGAAATCTCTAGCCGTTACTACCTGTTTAGCGGCAGCGCAGTTATAGACCGAACTTGTCATTATTCCGTAACCATAATCAAGCATTTCAAGCGTGAACGGTCGTTTACCGAAATATCTGTACCAAGAAAAATACTCCGCAAGAGACATCTCACGGAGCATTCTTCGATAGTCCGCACGTTTGAATTCGTGCGCAAGCTTTAAAACAAAATCAAGTTCGGCCTCTAGGCGTTTTTTGGCTCACCGTCCGCACTGTCTGCTTGCTCTACTTCTTCCTGACTTTCTGTTTTAGGGAAGTTACACACATTTTGAACAGCATCAAGAACGAGATAGAAGTCGTTATTTGTGAGTGTTGTTAAGACTTCATTTTGTAGCTCGTCAATAGTCTTATCTGTCTTAGTATGCGATAGCGAGACAGCAATTAATCGTGCATGAGCTAGCAAGTTATTTCTTGTCATTTTATTAAGCTTTGCATTGATCTCTTTCTCTGTATCTTCCGCTTTAATTGGATCAGGTTTTTCGAGCGAATTCATGTACTCGATATACTCAAGATAATCTAAAGCAGACAGTGCGGATAACTGAAGAACTTGCCCATTAACTTCAAACTTGATTTGTTTTAACATGATTAATCACCTGCTTGATTTGTTTCAGCTAATAATGGTTTTCCCACATTGGTTAGCTTGATTGTGCGTGTCATTGTTTCATTTTGTGGAACAGCTTTACCCAAAGAAGACACCCAAGCGAAATATACATCTCGAGTACCATTTGGATATACCACCAAGTAGAATTTTTTATTACCGCTATCAAAATCTTTAACGATAGCTTGTTGAGCTGTATCACCAGGCAACCATGCAAGAGTAATAGATGTTTCACCTGCTGATTTTGCGCCTTGGCTTGTTGATTTCCACTCTGCGTTCGGATCGTCTAAGTAGTTATCTTCATAACTTTCTGCGGTAACTTCACCAGGTGATAGTTCTTTAATTTTTGCAATACGATCCCAGTTTTCGGCTTTTTTGATTTCTGCCGCTGAAATTGTTCCACCTTGAATAGCTGTGGTTTCTTTCTCGTCTTTCAAACGGAAAAACTGAGTTCCAGCGCCTTTCATTGGTGTAGTGTCTTTTTTAGCCATTATTGACCTCGTAAATGATGTTGTATTGGATGTCGGCAGCGATCCACGTTGCCATTTGCTCATCTTGATCGTAATCAAACGAAGAGAATGAAGTTATTTCAGTTAGACTGGATAGCGAATCTTCAACTATTCCACTCTCATAGATTTCTTGGGCCAGTTTATCTAAATCATCTTCTCTAGATGCCGACTTCATAAATGCTGCAACGTGTAATGTAGCCTGTAACGTTCCATCAAGATAGCCTGTAGGCGTTACATTACTGATAAACACTGCAACAGTAGGGCTTTGATTCTCAATATCTGAGAATGACGGCTTTCCATTACTGAACTCTTTAACCTTTGGCAGGTGAGCTGTTAGCCTATCAATAACCGCTCGTCTAATTGCTGAGTGAATTTTCATTTCTTAACCACTATCTGAATTTGTCTAATCAACTGATTTCTTAATTCCATCGGCATATCTTTCTCGTATGCGCGTTTAACTTCGGCGTGAAAAGCCTCAGTTAGCGGAATCTTGAGTGGAATTTTAACTACATCGATTGGATAACGGTCTTTCCCTTGTCGTTGCATTACCTGCGTTCTTCCATTTTGGAGCTTTTGAATAAATGCTCTTTGGAAGAAACGATTCCCGACTTTTAATTGACCTTTATTTTCGCCTCTTCGAATAAATCTTCCATCACCTTTGATTAATCTGATTACCGGTAGATTTCCTCGATTAACCTTGATAAAAGCGCTTAATCTTCTTGGTTTTGCTCGTTCTAGTTTCGCTCGACCTTTAATAAAGCGCTTAGGAACATCCACTTTTTTGGATGTATCTATTACAGCTCTCACCATGACTTTGGCAGCAACATTGTTAATTGTCCGCGCCATTGCTTGTGGAACTGCTTTTTTATCAATGTCGGTTAATGCATTCTTGGCTTTCTCGATGTCGTCATTAATTGCCATCAGTAACTTGCATCCTCTTCCAGTTGTAGAATGATTGTTCCTGAATTAAAGCTGAAACCACTAACGATATACTCAATGTTATTTATCGTTACGCGATCATTTTTCTTAGGCTTGTACCCTGAAGATTTGAATAGCGTAAGCGTGCGATAAATACCATTAATCGGCTCAAACTCTTTTGGAACTTCATCTAAAACCGCTTTGTATTTTTTACCATTGATGACATAGACGGACATCA